ATCATTGCATATATTGAACAAGTTGATAAATTAAATTTTGTGGTAAGAGAACCCATGGTTGTACTCACTAAACAAGACAACAGAACTAATAAACATATTATTATGATGGACCATTGGTTACCTGTTCCATTGATTCGTCACAATGAGGCATTTATCACAGAAAATGAAATCGTAACTATGCTCGAACCAACTTCTGATTTTTCTGAGTACTATGAGAATGCGGTAACCAACATGAAACAGATTCTGACATTCAACACATCTTCTTCTGACGAAGAAGAAAGAAACCTCACTAGAGAGGAAATGTTAATGATGTTGGAAGCGGTTGGACCTGATACAACAGAACTAATACATTAATATAAACATGCAGAGGGTACATATGGAGTGTGCGCCTTTGGCAAGCAAAAGTCAAGCAATTTTTAAGGTAAACATTATTATGAACGATTTAAATACCACACCAACAGCAAAACCAAAGAAGCATTACATCAACAATGCAGATTTTTGTAAAGCACTTGTAGATTACCAAACCGCAGTGGCAGTTGCCAAAGCAGAAGGTAAAACGAAACCTCGAATTCCAAATTACATTGGTGAGTGTTTTATGAAGATTGCTGAAGGTCTATCACACAAACCAAACTTCATCAATTATTCTTACCGAGATGAAATGGTTGGAGATGGTATTGAGAACTGCTTGATGTACTTCGAGAACTTTGATACCACAAAATCATCAAACGCATTTGCTTACTTTACACAAATCATCTACTTTGCGTTTCTCAGACGTATTCAAAAAGAAAAGAAACAACTCTACGTTAAGTATAAATCTACAGAGCAATTTGGATTACTTGATGAGAATGAACTCATGGGATACGATGATATGCCAGCAAAGCCCTTTGAACTATATGATAACATTTCCGATTTCATTGAAACCTTTGAAGAAACTAAGAAACGAAAAAAGGCAATCAAAAAGGAAAAAGGTATAGAAAAGTTTTTGGAAGATTAATATGAAAATCGGATTGACATGCTCTTGCTTTGATTTATTCCACACTGGTCATGTGCTGATGCTTGAGGAAGCAAAACAACATTGTGATTACCTAATTGTTGCACTACAGACAGACCCAACTATAGACAGACCGGAGAAAAATAAACCGGTACAATCCGTTTACGAACGGTATATACAACTCAAAGGTTGCAAGTATGTGGATGAAATTATACCATATTCTACCGAAGAAGACCTATTAAATCTCTTGACAACAGTTAAATATGATGTTAGGATACTAGGAGAGGAATATAAATGGAAACCTTTCACAGGCAAACATCTTGATAAAGAGTATTATTATAATTCCCGTCCTCACACATATAGTAGTACTGAATTAAGGAAACGAATTGAAAGTAGCAATAATAACTGACCAACACTTTGGTGCTAGAAATGACTCCCTTCACTTTTTGGATTTTTATGAAAAATTTTATGACGAAACATTTTTTCCTGCTATTGATGCTGCCGGAATTACTACTGTTCTTATTCTTGGTGACACGTTTGACAGGCGCAAGTATGTAAACTTCTATTCACTTCAACGTGCAAAGAAGATGTTCTTTGGTAAATTAGCCGCACGTGACATTAAAGTTCACATGTTGGTTGGTAACCACGACACATACTATAAGAACACAAATGATGTTAATTCTCCAAGATTGGTTCTGGAAGAATATGAAAACATCCATATCATAAAGAATCCGCAAACAATTCAGATTGAAGGTACATCAATTTGTATGATGCCTTGGATTTGTCCTGAGAACTATGAAGATTCCATGACTACACTCAAAGATACTGATTCGACAATCTGTATGGGTCACTTTGAGATTGAAGGCTTTCAGATGTATCGTGGTGCACCGTCACATGATGGTTTAGAACCAAAACTATTTGACAAGTTTGATATGGTCTTCTCAGGCCATTATCACCACAAATCAAGTAGAAAAAACATTCACTATCTTGGTAACCCATATGAATTAACATGGCAAGACTATGATGATCCACGTGGATTCCATATCTTTGACCTAAAGACACATGAACTTGAGTTCGTACAGAATCCAAATCGGATGTTCTTGAAGGTTGTTTATGATGATAAAGATGTGGATATTAAAACCATCACATCAATGGACTTATCGCATTTGAAAACAACATATGTTAAAGTGGTTGTTTTGAACAAGACAAATCCATATTTGTTTGATACCTTTATTAACAATATCTACCAAGTTGGACCAATTGATATTACAATTGCCGAAGACTTCACTGAACTAGAGGACACAGAAGATAATGATGTGGATCAAGCTGAAGATACCACAACAATTTTAAATAAGTATGTTGATAACTTGACAACTGACTTAGAAAAAGATAGAATAAAGTCTTTACTTAGAGAATTGTACATTGAAGCATTGAATGAGGAAACAACATGAGTTCACCTACGATTATGGTAAATAATGAATTAGCGGAGAAAATGTTTTTCGTTCCTAATTATATTGTTGATAACACAACATTTCTACCAGAAGAATGTGATTTTATTTCTAGTCACTTTCAGAACAATTATCACTTGACGAAAGGTGAAGAGTTTTCAAAATACTCTCATATACCAGAACAGCGTAGAGCAAATATTGTTATGACAACTCAACCAGATCAACAAACTGAATGGTTGTGGCAGAAATTTAATAATCTAATCTCATACTATAACGACAGACATTTTAATTTCGATCTTTATGGTTTCAATTATTTACAGTATGCGAAGTATGATGTGGGTGATAAGCATGAGTTTCATATGGATTTACCGTTAGGTGGTAAACAAATTGATCCACTATTGTTACAACACTTGCGTAAAATAACTATTGTGCTATTATTAAATGAGCCTGGTGTAGATTTCGAAGGTGGTGAATTCCTAATTAACCATTTCTCTGAACAATTTCCTTGGGTACCTAATCTTAAAAAAGGTTCCGTACTTCTTTTTCCTTCATTCTTATTGCACAAAGTAGCACCAATACTTTCCGGAAACAGACAATCTATCACAATATGGGCAGTTGGTCCTAAATTTAAATAATGATTATTTTTTCTAAATGTCGTTGGAAGAACTTTCTTTCAACTGGAAATGCTTTCACTGAAATTGATCTCACACGTTCAACCAACACTCTGATTGTTGGTCACAACGGTGCAGGTAAATCATCCATTTTGGATGCATTGACCTTTGGTCTTTTTGGTAAACCTTTCCGTAAAATTAACAAACCACAACTTGTAAATTCAATTAACAACTCTAATACTGTTGTTGAGATTGAGTTTTCTATCGGTAAGAAACAGTATAAAATTATTCGTGGTATCAAACCAAACATCTTTGAGATTTACTGTGATGACACATTAGTAAACCAAGATGCTAAGGTGAAAGACTACCAAGAACACCTTGAGAAGTTTATTCTTAAACTGAATTATAAATCTTTCACACAGGTTGTTATTCTTGGTTCTGCCTCGTTTGTTCCGTTCATGCAACTCTCACCTGCTGACCGTAGATCAATTATCGAAGACTTGTTGGACATCCAGATTTTCTCATCAATGAATACCATTGTTAAGAATAGAATCTCCACAATCAAAGACGAACAGAAAACGGTCGAATACGATACAAAGTTAATCAACGAAAAGATTGCCTTTCAGAAACAGAACATCGAAGAACACAAGAAAAATCACCTTGTGGAAATCGAAAAGAAAACAAAAGAGATTACCGACAATGATGCATATCTGGACAAGGTAACAAAAGATATTGCTTTGATACAGAAGCACAATCAACAATTGACTGACCAGATTGCAGACAAGACTACAGTATCAACAAGAAATACCAAACTCTTGACGCTACAATCTAAGTTTGAAGATTCGGTTAAGAAGTTGAATAAAGAAATTTCTTTCTATGAGAACAATGATAATTGTCCAACATGTCAGCAAGCTATTGCTGAAGATACCAAAGAGAAGCATGTAACTGAGAAACAACTTAAAATCACGGAGATCGGTACCGCTTCCACAAAACTGGAAGAAGAAATCGAAAACGTATGTAAGCGTTTGGATGAAATTGATAAAATTCAAAAGCATATCACAGGACATAACTCCGAGATTATTAAACTGAATACTCAGGTGACAAGTATCAATTCATTCAATACCAAACTATTGAAAGAGATTGAAGAACTTAAATCACGTACCACATCGAATGAAAATGATGATGAGAAGTTAAAGGCATTGAACATACAGTTGCAAGAATCTACTGCACTTGCGGAGAAACTTTCAACAGATAAACATTACCATGAATATGCCGCATCGTTGCTTAAAGATACTGGTATCAAAACGAAGATTATCAAACAGTATTTACCTGTTATGAACAAGTTGATTAACAAGTATCTGACTGCAATGGACTTCTTTGTTAACTTTAATCTCAATGAATCGTTCGAAGAGACAATCAAGTCTAGACACCGTGATGAGTTCTCCTATGCATCATTCTCTGAAGGTGAGAAGATGCGTATCGACCTAGCATTGTTGTTCACCTGGAGACAGATTGCTAAGATGAAGAACTCAGTAAGCACCAATCTTTTGGTTCTTGATGAGGTGTTTGACTCTTCACTTGATGGTGTTGGAACAGAAGAATTCTTAAAACTTTTGAACAGCCTAGATACTAACACAAACGTTTTTGTTATTTCCCACAAGGGTGACCAGCTTTTCGATAAGTTCAGGTCTATAATCAAATTCACCAAAAAGAACAACTTTAGCCAAATAGAGAAATGAAATGACTGAGAATATTAATGATGTAATTAGAATTGATACGGACTCTTGGAAAAAAGATTTACCAATTCTACAAAGAGAAACAATTGAAATATTCAATCTTGTACCAGAGACTCACGTAGCGTTACGTTCTAAATTACCAGACTTTGATTTTTCGGATCCATCTGTTGATGCAAATAAGTTTGCCAGTTCTTTGGTTGAAACTTGTAAGAAACATGGTGGTATAGGTCTTTCTGCTAATCAGTGTGGTTACAATCACCGTGTTTTTGTTATGGGTTCAGGTGACAATTATGTTGCGTTCTTTAATCCAGAAATCACATGGTCTTCCGAAGAAAAAATTAAAATGGAAGAAGGATGCCTATCTTATATGGATTTATTCCTAAACATTGAACGTCCAATTTCCATTGTGGTAAGTTACCAGGACTTCACTGGTGAGAAGAAAACTGCACAGTTTGCCGGATTAACTGCTCGTTGCTTTCAACATGAACTTGACCACATGAACGGAATAGTGTATACTATGCATGTGAAACCACTGGCAATGCAACAAGCACACAAGAAACGTGCCAAACTTGCCGCTGAAAGACGCAAGTTACAACAACTTATGATTAAAAAAGTGAAAGAAAAATTTAATGTCAAACGATTCTGAGATTGAAAATGAAAAGTGGCCAGCACATGTGCAAAAGCAATGGGAAGAATGGTCAGATAAGAATCCAAAAAGTTCGTTCGAACATGTTGATACCGATGAACTGAAAAAAGTTCTGATCGAAGACTTGACTTATGCATCCAATATGGATGTTAAAGAATACACACTCTACCAGAAATGGTGTGAAGTGCAAGAAAAGTTTCCAACAAAAATCAATAACACTCTTTGGGGTGATGAAGAAAAAGTTCTTGTTGATGAAGAACAAGGTAAGTACATTAACATTGCAAAGAACAACATCTGGATTCCAGAGTCACCTGATGACTTTATGAATCTACGTCCTATCATGGAATATACTGATGATTCAGGTGAAACATTCACGACAGGTCTTGATGGTAGTTTGGTAAAAAACGACAAGAAGCGTACTAAAGACCTTCCTGTTCTGTGGAATACCACACGTACATTCATCTCAACAATGAAGAACAACTCAAACATCGGTCGTAATCTTAACTTCATGGTTAAAGATGGTGTGACAGGTAAGTATCTCGGTGTGATTTGTATTTCTTCCGACTTTCTAGATTTGACACCACGTGATAAGTTTATTGGTTGGGAACGTGAAAAGAAAACACAAGGTGGTATGATTAACCACACAGCCATCGGTTCTTCTATTGTTCCGCTTCAACCACTTGGTTATAATTACATGGGTGGTAAGCTACTAGCATTGATGTGCTTGTCTGATACCGTTCAGCGTTTGTGGAAAGAAAAATATGGTGATGTTCTTGCTGGAGTTACAACCACTTCTCTTTACGGAAATACTAAGTCTGGTGGTCTTTCTCAGTACGATGGTCTTGAGTATTGGAACAAAATGGGTTTCTCATCTGGTTCAGTTGCTTTCGAACCTCGTAAATCCACACTAGCAATGGTTTGGAACTGGCTCAAAGAAAACCACACAGAGAAATACTTTGAGTGGTGGGAAGCCAAAAACGATAAAGGTCTTCCGTTCAAACGTGACCACAAGAATCGTTCACTACACTTTGCTTATCCTAAACTTGGTATTCCTAAAGAGATTACTCGTACAGATCACCAACGTGGTATCTATTTCTCACCTCTTTACAATAATACCAATGAGTTTCTCCGTGGAGAAATTGCAGAAGACCAACTCGTAAAGTCTTTTGACACCTCTGAGGAAGCCCTTTCCAATATCTGGAAAACAAAATATGCAAAAGGTCGTATCCGCCAATTGCAGAAGAAAAACAATGTTTCATATGAAACCCTATTCTATGATGACCTTGTTTATCTAACTTGGGAAGAAACTAAATCCAAGTATCTTACCCAAGTCGGTAGGTAAAAATATCAAGTGTACCACAAAAACACTTGACTTTTGACCTACATAATAGTATGATACACGTTCTCTTATGAGAATTTAACTTAACTTAAACATGGAGTTTATTATGAAAAAACTGACTGCGAAACAAAAAATGTTGCAAACTTTGACCAAAACTACTGGTTATAACACCTTCAGCGTAGCACAAGCCCGTGCCCGTTTCGGCATCACAAACGTTGCCGCACGTATTGCTGAATTGCGTAACGAAGGCTATGCAATCTACACGAACATGAAGTCACGTGCAGATGGTTCTAAAGTTGCGGTGTATCGTCTAGGAACACCATCGAAGTCTTTCAAAGCACAATGCCGTGCTATGGGCGTTCGTCCACAAACCGTTTAATTGATGGTTTGACACGGGAGAGTACCATTCATTAATGGTCTCTCCTTTTTTTTATTTTTGGAGTGCAAATGGAAATTTCAATCAAAACAGAAGAACTAAGAAAACATAAGCTATTTGTGGCCACACCGATGTATGGTGGACAAAATCACGGATTGTACATGAAGGCTTGCCTTGACCTTCAAGGTATGTGCATCCAATACGGAATTGATGTAAAATTCTCTTTCCTATTTAATGAGTCTTTAATTACACGTGCGAGGAATTATCTAGTTGATGAGTTCTTGAATCGTTCTGATTGCTCACACATGCTCTTCATTGATTCAGACATTAACTTTAATCCGCAAGATGTTATCGCAATGTTAGCATTGGATCGTGATGTCATTGGTGGTCCTTACCCTAAGAAAGCCATCAAATGGACTAACATCAAGAAAGCCGTACAGATGCATCCAGACATTGAACCTGGTGTATTAGAGAAACTTACTGGTGATTATGTTTTCAATCCAGTAAAAGGTACTGCACAATTCTCCGTTTCTGAACCACTTGAGGTTATGGAAATTGGTACAGGCTTTATGATGATTAAACGTGAAGTGTTCCCTAAATTTGCGGAACAATA